AAACTATTAACGGATACATAAAACGGGCCATAGCGGAACGCATGGAGCGGGAGGCGGGGAGATGATCCCCGTCTTTTTCTTTATCGCTCCCAGTAATACCCGGAGCCGTCTTCCGTCACGATCATAGCGCCGCTATCTGTGGTCTGGATATCCACAACCTGGGGCATGTTTATCATGTTAAAATGGGCGTATGTGGCGAACACTGCCGCTGTGAGTGCCATTCCTGCTAAAAATCCTAATAATGCTTTTTTCATAATCTTTCCTTCTTTCTGGTGGTGCCGCCGGATCAGCTCCGGCGGACGTTGTTATTTGCTAAACTCAATTTTGCCATTAGACAGGCATTTACAAGCGTACTCGAAGCCCTCCCGGAATGCGTTCGACTCGACCTCTTTACAACTGTCGCAGAACAGGGTATAAAATTCGTCTGCGAGATCAAGCGATAATGTCCCCTCGATTCGCTTCACCAGCTCCGCGCCGGTGTCGAAATATAAGGCGCTTTCTGCGTGATCCTCGGCCCATTTTTCATAAATCATCTTTGCAAATTCGTTCATAATTCTATGCCTCCTCAACTAATAAATAATTTAAATAGTGTGTTGCCGTGTTCGCCAGGCGTTCGTCAAAATCCAGCAGATCCAGCTTGTATTCCGGTCGATACCCGTGGAACTCTTTATAGGCAAGTTCCACATCTCGGAGATTGTACAGATCCGAGAGCTCCACCAGAATCTTGTGGTAAAGGTATTTCCGGCTCCATCCGAAATTTGCCATGATCGCGTCACACTTCCAGTTGTTGGAAAAGAACCACTTTGTCATGGGAATTTTCCGCTTGCCTGCTGCCGGGGTCGGTGACTCCGGGATAGTGGCGCGTTCTTTGGCTTTTATGGCTTCTTCCATCTCGTGGAAGCGGTTTATATATCGTGCCGTGAATTCGGTCCCCTTCGTTCCGGTCAGCTTATGGGCGATGAATTCACAACCTTTTTTGGTGATGTCATAGCATGGCTTTGAGCGGTTGCTTTCATCTGTATAGTTGCTTTCCTTCCAAAAATCGATAAAGTTAATTTTCACTTCATCTAACTGTTTTGAATATCTTCTTATATCTTTTAAAAGATTTGCATGTGTCTTTCCTACCATTTCGGAAACCTCCAAAGAAGATATAACTTGTTCTATTTCTTTCATTTGTATTTCTCCTTCCGTGTCGTTTTGATGACTTCATAATAGCATAGTTTAATAAACATGTCAATAGCATAGTTTAATAATTTATAAAATAATCAATGCGGCAAAACACTAGCACTGTATTGATAATTGACAAGCATAGTTTAATATGATAATATTGGATTAAACTATAAAATAGAAAGAGAGTGTTTAATATGGCTTTTAAGGAGAAAGAAAAAGAACTTTCGTATATTGCACAGTATCAAAAAGATAATTATGATCGTATCACCGTTATGGCTCCCAAAGGGACCAAAGAGAAAATAAAAGCAGCAGCAACATTAAAAAGCATGAGCTTGTCTGAGTTTGTTCTGTATTGTACAAAAAAAGAACTAGAAAAAATTAGTAAAGAATAGTTTAATAAAGTATTGACAAGCATAGTTTAATAATGTATAATAATAACTGTCAAGAAGATAACACGACAGGAGGAAAACAGCATGAGTGAAATGGCATGGAAGTATGAAAAAATAGAGAAGCGTGTCCGGGCGGGTGAGAGTAAGATCTTCCAGAACTGGCACGAAAATACCGGCGTCAGCGTCGAGGCGTTCCTGGATGCCGTGAAATGGCTGTCAGAGGATCCGCTGCTTGACGGTTACCGGGTGACCCGTGAAATAGGCTGTAAGCGCACCGGCGAGCTTGTAAAGATCCGGCGCGTATATGATCGCGGAACCGGGCTTGTAGGCTTCTATGAGCTGGAAAACGGCATGGAATGCGGCGGAAGATGGCCGTCAGTTAACATCAATGACAGATTTTAAGAGAGGGGATTGGATCATGAAGAAATTTAAGATTTACAGAAATTATGGTTGCCTGTCAGCAGAAAAGCGAGTGAAATATACCTATGGTACTGAAGCTGCAACCGCGGTTGCTTCTGATGAGCTGATTGTATCGCTCCCAGAGAAGAGCAAAGGCTGGGAAGTCTATGAAACCGCCGCGGGCGGCTTGGCTGTCGAGTCCCCGTGGGGTATGCAATACGACATTAACGAGGTATTAGCAGGAGACAAAGAACCGCAGTTCCGGGCATGGGACAACAGCGGAGTGCGGTATATCACTTTAAAGGTATGGGAGGAATAGACAATATTTATTACAACACGTCCGCGTGTGACATTAGTATTCCGGCGGGAAAGCCGTCCTTGATTGCTACGAGGACGGAAGATTTCATAAATTTTCTATTAAGATTTTATAAACTTTATGCCCGGGGGATCTCTCCGGGCATTTTGCTATTGCCACAAAATGGGTGGGAATGTCGCAGGATGTCAACACCCAAAACGGGCATTTTTGACGATTCCCGGGGAAGTCAACAACAAAATATTTTTGTTAATCAACGAAAAATCAACAGTGAATCATTGTTTCTACGTTGCGGGGTGATTTTAGGGTGCTGGAAGGTCCCCAAAAGGGTTCAAAAATTGTATACAATCCTGTCGGTGAGTTTAACAAAGCCTTATTTTACAAGGGTTCCCGTGATTGCTCAACCCCTCAAAATGCGTCACGTGACGCGTCACGTTAGCGTAACGTTAGCGTCACGCTTTCTTTGCATGTACGAAGTACATGTTTCTTTGTTTCTGGTATTCTTTTATTCTTTTAGTCTTTTCCCTAGTGGTATTTAATACCTATCGGGGAGCTAGTAACTATCAGCCTTTAGTATTTTTTTAAAAACCACAACCACAAGAGTTTTAAAAAATTGGTGTTGACAAAATCATAGTGCTTGTGGTATCGTAATGGCACAGACAAAAACCGCATACAGTTAATCGCATGTTGTAGAGCTATAACAGCCCTTCCCCTGGTTGAGGTCACCTCGTAAAAGACCCAGACACAAGGAGCTGTGTATAGCTCTTTTTTTATTTTTACAAAGGCGTGATAGTGATGGATGAGTGCAAATTTAAGTGTATTTATAATAAATTCGGCAAATGTGCCGAGAGCGGCGGGGAATGCATCCAGGAGGACTGCACCAGCTGGCAAGATTGCGACTACTGCCGGAAGGCGGATCGCTGCGAGATTTAAACGGGTTGGAGAGGAGCTGAGAGCATGAGCGCATTGACAGAACGCACCGAGGACGGGATGGAAGTGTATTTAAGCGAGATTCACGAGTGCCTAGATGAGTTTATCCGGGATCGTGGCGTTGAGGACATGGAAAAAGCCGGTCAGAATAAGTGGTCCGCAGCGCTTCGTTTTATCGGTCAAAACGTATTCAAAAATACACAGAAATTAAAACGCGAACCGTACGACAGCGGAAATCTGATGAACGGCGGTATCTCCAATAATGGCTCTTATGATTTAAATAAACTTCATAGGGTGGCAGATTATTATATTTCTCTTTGTTATGATTATGATAAAGAGGTATCTTTAAATGGTTTTAGCTTCCTCACCACAATATCCAGAGATCTACTGTTATTTTGGGGAGGAAAAGGCAATGGAGGATATGCCGAGGGGATCCAGGAGGCAGGCCCGGCGGGGCTTGAATTGTATAAAAAGTTATCAGATAATAACGAGGAGACTCTTAGTGGTATGTTAATCTCTGGAGGTAAAAGAGCACCGGTCGCAATCCTGGGAGCGCTCAACCGTCGACATGGCTGGAACATGGGGCAGCCCACAGAAGCCCCACAAGGCGCTCTAGTGGCAGAGCAGACAGCGGCAGATATTGCTTCAAGGCATGCCCTTCCAGGCAGTACACAGGCCCCACAGCTGCCTAACCTTGACGAATAAAAAAGATTCTGACAATTATAGCTATAAAACCACAATATGATGTATATGCACATAGAGCCATACCACATATTGATTTCAACTATTCGTCAAACAGTCATTTCACGAATAGTTAGACAAACAATAGGGACACAATTCATCAGTGGGTATTATGGCGGTGATTTAATGGATTCCTTCCAGGATTCCCAGATCTGACGGCGTGAGAGCTGCCGGGTAGGGGTCTGGAAGGTGCGCAGGGTTAGGGCGGGGTTGCTCCCCAAAATTCCCCCAAAATAAAAAAGCCCCTTCCCCCAATCGTCCCCAAAATAACAGGAGTCAAATCTATGGCACAAAGAAGTAATTTCCAAATCGATGACATAAAGGTTATTAAGAAACCTCGCCCGGAGATTTCCATCGAGGAAGCCGAGAGGCTACTCAAGTGCAAGATCGTGAGGGAATGACCATGGAAAAATGCAAGGAATGTGAATACTGCATGAGATGTGCCGGAGAGCTGACATGTAC